CGGCATAATTAACACCACTAATAGCGTTAGCATCTCTAAGTTTTTTAATGCCTGATCTAAGGGCTTTAGATTGTGCGAGGTTAGCAGCCAGTTTGGTTGAACCGAGTCTTGTTCCTGCAGCAATAACACCTGCTCCTGTTAAAGGAGTCATCATTACTGAGAGTAGATGTATTGGATCTGTAACAAAATCAATAAAGCCATCGGCAGTAGCTTTTACCATGTTAGAGAAACTACCCACATCTGCCTTGTCAAAAGCAGACCTAAGAAAAGCGTAGTCTTGTTTTTGTTGGTCTGTCCATGAACCAGAATTAAACCCTCTATACAAAGCACTAGAAACTCTATAGTCTGAGTCTCTTAAGTATTCAAAAATATCGTCATCTTCGTCCATAGATTTTAAGAAACGAGCTGCTACTTCTTGGAAAGTCTCATCGTCTTCTAAATCATCTAGAGTATAGGAAGGAGTGTCTACTACTGATGTAGACCTAGTTTCATAAGCATTTTTAAGAGCTTCTTCTTGTGTGTTATAAATAGGCTCATCAGTTTCTGCACTAGGAGACGGAACATCTGCTAGTTTTCTAAAGTCTACTAAATCAGGAGATACATTAGATTCAGAAGAACTTGGAACATAAAAAGGGCTTTGCTTATCTTTCCTTGAAACCCAATCGTTTACAAAGTTTAAGTCAAAAGACATATATGTTTTCCTTTAATCTATTTCTTTAAATTTACTTCTTAATCCGTACTGACCTTTAGACGCTAAGAAACCAAAATGTTTATCTATATCATTACCAAATAATCTTTGCTGTAACTGAGCAGCTCTGTTTCCTTCTGATAGTTGACCATAAAGTTGAAAATGACTAGCTTGTTTTGCCCATAAAGGTTTCCACTCTTCGTATCCTTTTATAAACTCAGGAATAGAGCCGAACTGATCTGCAGCTATGTTGTCTATTAAACTTTTAAGTAAAGCTTCTTTTTGATCAGGACTAGCTTCGCTTTGTTGAATTTCATCTACTTCTAAAAATAAAATATTGTTCTTTTGCTTTTGACTTAGATATTGCCATCCTGAACCTCTAGAATATCCTCCTGATTCAAATTCTAAAGCAGGTTTAAGTAAAGCTTTAACTCTGTTAGAATCGTAAGTATATCCATCAATATTAAAAGCGTCAAAAAATGTTTGTTTAAATCCGCTACCTCCAAACTTTTCAACAGCTCCTGCTCTTAAAGCAACTAACAAAGAAAATTTAGCTCTTTGATCTGCATAAGCAGGTTTTCTTATGTTGACTGCAAACTCTTTAACTCTGTTTCTAACATATTTTTCATAAGCATCAGTGCCTGCGTCTAGTCCTTGTCTTAAAGCTTCTGTGTGTGCTGATGACATATACAGTTGCTCTGCAAATTGTTGTTCTTTTTCTTCTGAAAGTCTTAAATAAATTCCTGCTGCATCTTGTGTTAAAGGTCTTGCTGCAATAGACTCTGGTGTTACTGTTCCTTTATTTTCATCAAAAATACTAGAATCCATTTCTTGTATTATTTCTTCCATGTCATCTGAAATAGCTAGAGCAGTTACAAACTCACCTAAATGAGGACTATTGTAATTTCCATCATCTATATCACCTTCATTAATTATAGCACTTTTAATATTTGTAACTGCCATACCTTCTTTAGTGTCTGTATTATCTCCATTAGATGCTACAGCACTACTATAATCTTCAGAAGAGTTAGCAACAATAGCGTCTTGTATAATAGGAATAATGTCTGTTTGTATTTTAGTAGCATCGAGCATCATTTGAAGAGTACCTTCACCTAAGATACGATCTTCATCTTCTGCTCCTATTTTTTTAAATATATTTACAGATCCTTTTTTTCCAATACCTGTAAAATTAAGAAAATTATCAAGATTAAAAACACCGTCACTGTTTTGTAATTTACCTAAGTAATCAGCATACATTCTTTTTGTAGAAGCTTCAAAAGCTTCTGGTGTTAAATTAAAAGCAGTAGCAATTTTTTCTTCTTCTGTGCTTCCTTGAAACAGATCACTTCCTTTATATACTTTTTTTCCGTCTTTATCAACAATAGTATCATCACCAAACATTCTTCGTGAAACACTTTCTAAACGACTAGATCCTTTATCGTCTTTTTTAAGTAGCTCTTCTAAAATATTTCTAGTAGCTCTGGTTTCTAATGAATCTACAAGCGTTGCAGGAAGTTCATTATATCTTTGCTCATTAAATCTAGATTTCATTTGCTCAGTTATTAAAGGTCTTAAAACTGATTTAGTATTATCAAAAACAGTAGGATCTGCTAAAATTTCTTCATAGCTTTTACCTCTTGTCATTTGCTCTAAAGAAGCTATAGTTTTTACAGCATTAGTTCTAGATTTAACATTTCCTAAACTAAAAGCTTGAGTATTTTCTAACTCTTGCGCTCTTTTAGCAGTCTGTCCTCTGTACATAGAAGCTCCAAAAGAAAGCAAACCTAAAGCTCCCATCATTTGCTGTTGCCTTTTATTTTTTTTCTCAACTCTAGAAGCATCAGCTTGTTTTTGTGCTAACAACGACTGACCTACAGATTCAAAACCACTACCACTGGTAGCAGCATTTACATCTAAATTCATCATTGCTTTTTGAGGTGGTATGTATGCCATGTTATTCTCCTGCTGCTAATAAGCTAGGTTGTTGCTCTGTTTCTCTAGCTAATAAACTTTGTAATTGTTCTGGTTCTATATCATCTAATCTTTCTTTTATATCAGAAGGTAAAGACTCTTCTCTAAGATTCTTAGGTTTTAAATCTTGAAAACTTAAAGACTCTATTTCTTCTGCTACTTCGTCTTCTTCTTCTGGTGCAGCGTCTGCCATTTCATCTTCGTCTTCATAAACTACAGGATCTATTCCTGCTTTTTCAGCTAGAGCAATAAGGATATACATTACTGGCTCTAGTAACAAAGCCATTAATTGAGGAAGATATTTACCAGACTTGTAACCTTCTGTAAGGACTGTGCTTGCTATTACCGATACAGGAACTTGATTGTCTAACAAAGTTAAAACACTTGGAAGCTTTTCAGGATCTGTAAGATACATAAATGTATCAGCTATACCTTCATCTAGGTCTACAATTTGTGGAGGAGTTTCCCACGGATTTCTAGAATCAACAGGCTCTGTAAGAGACTGTCCGGGAATTGGACCTGTGCCTAATGCTCCTGTTTGTATTAACTCTTCTCTTGTTATAGGTTGTTCCATTTTTTATCTCCCATATCCTGTAGCTAAAAATGAAGGAAGGTTTCCTCCGTATCCTGTATTTTCATAATTATTGTAAGCGTCTATTTGAGCAAATCCTAAACCGGGAACTCTAGATATTGCTTGCATAAACATACTACCAGTATCTAAAGGATCATTTGAAGTTACTGCTTGTTTATTATATGGAGCATAAGTGTTTATTCCTTGAGGAGTAAAATTACTATCAGGACTTATCAAATCTACTATTTGATTTTGTATTCCTTTTTGTACTCCTTTAGCTCCTACATCAGTAAGGTTGTCTTGACTAAATGCTTTAGTAGCTAATGATCTAAAGAATCCGGGATCTGACTCAGGAGTAACAATAGTCATATCTTTAACAGCGTCCATGCCTGTTTTACCTGACTCTAATAAATCAGCATCTTGTTTAAAGTAAGCACCAGAGCTTGCATCTCTAGCATATCCTTTATAAGCACTTTCAAAAGTAACATCATCACCAAACATAGCTTGATATTGTCTATTAAGTTCTAAAGTTGCTTCATCAGGAGTCATTCCTTGTCTAATTAATTTTTCATAATCAGACTGTACTTTGTACATTCCTTCGTCAACATTAAACTCTAAGTCTACTGTTTGTCCTTCTAGCCTTGCTCGTCTTACTTGTCCTATAACTTCTTTTTCAGAAGGTATGACATTGTATTCTGCTTGAGGTGTAAGTTCAGGAACTTCTACTACAGTTCCGTCTGATGTTATAGTTCTTTTTACAGATACGTCATCGTTTAGTTCTAAGAATCTATCTGCTTCCATGTTATTTCTTTTTAAGAAATCATCAAAACTTTCATTTTTTCTAAGAGTATCAGTCTTACCAAAAGTTCCTGTTTCACTTAACTGACCTCCTTCGTTTAACATAGACTGGTAAAATTCTTTACCTTGTGTATTTATACTTTTAAACTGAGCATAGCTGTCAGACTGTTTCCATATTTCAAAATCTTTTAGACTTGCATCTGGACCTGCTATATTTTGAAACTCTTTAAACTCTAAACTGGCTTCTGAGTATAAAGCAGTAGGATCTTGTATTCCTAGTTGCTGTTTAGTCCAATCCATAGCACTATTAAAAGTTTTACTTATAGCTTCTGATATATTACTAACTCCGGGAATTTTAGAAAGTGTTCCTGTAATTGCATTTGTAACAGTAGAATAAACTTTACCTCCAAGTTTTCCTGCGTGGTATATTCCTTTCATAGCATATCCTGCAGCTTTAGCAAATACACTTGAAGAAGCAGTTAGTCCTGAAGCAAAAGTACCTAAGTTTGTCCACAAGACAGGTACATATGGCATAACAAACATCATAGCAATAGTTCCTAGTACACCTAGTTTACCTATTCCTTTGACTATTCCTTTTAAGCCTTTCTTAATCTTTCGACCAAGTTTTCTAATTCCTTTGCCTATCTTCCTGCCTAATTTTCTTAAAAATCCCATTCTGTAACTCCGTAATTATGATAAAATATTTCCAAAAGCTTCCATGACTGATGCCCAGTTTGCGTCATTAGCTCTGTAAGTTGTAGATCCTAGAGCTGCTGCATATACTTGAGCAAGTCTTTCTCTTTCGTTGTTTGCAAATGTAGCGTCAAACTGTGCTTCGTCTCTAAGTTCTTGAGCTAAGAACGCAAGCTGCTGTGTTGTAAGTGTCATAGCATTTTGTGCATTCAAAGTTATAGCAGCATTTTTAGCTGCTGTGTCTGCTGTATTTGCTTTACGCATAAACTCTACGTTAGCTTGTTCTATTGCTGTCGCATTTTGTGCATTAAACTGATCTCTTAAAAATTGTTTCTGTGCTTTAGACTCACTAACTTGCGTAGCTATTTGTGCGTTGAACTTAGCAACATCTGCTTCTCTTCCTACTCTTCTAGCTTCTGCAGCATTTTCGTTTGCAGCATTAAACTGTTTCATAGCGTTCATGCTTGCAACATTTTGCTGATTTATTTGCGCACCTAAATTTGTTAAAAACTGATTAGTTTGATTTTCAGATGTAGCATTAAACTGTCTAGCAGCATTTTCAGAAGCTTGATTACTTAGTAATCTTTGTTGTGTTAGCTGATCTTTTAATACTAAAGCTTGCTGTTCATTAGTTAAATTAGTCATATCCATTTGTAAAAATGACTGTGCGTTCTGAGCAGCTACTCTAGTTCTTTGATCTACTGCTGCTAAATCTAAAGAAGCAAGAGCTGTAGCTTGTTGCATAATACTTTGTTGTTCAGCAGTCATGTTAGTAATATCTGCTGTAGCCATTAGTTTACTGTTAGCTAACTCTACTTGTTGCGCTGTAGTAAACTTAGTAAGGTCCATTTTAGAAACCATTGTTGCATTTTCTATAGCTCTTTGTTGGTCTACATTAAGCTGTGCTAAATTCATTTGTTGTGCTAACTCAGAACTTTTTAAGTTAGTTTGCATGCGAGCATTTAAGTTAGCTAATTCTGTAGCTTGAGCAGCACTAAGATTTTCAGAGCTTGCTTGGTTTTGTGCAGTTAAGTTAGCTAGTTGTATTTGTTGTTCTGTAGATAAATTAGCCCTTCGCATTTCTTGTGTAAATGCAGCATTCTTAGCCATAAAATCAGCAGCAGTATTATATTGAGTTAATCTAGCTTGTTGTTCTGCAGACATGTTTTCTCTGTTTGTAGAATCCATTATCTGTAATTCAGCTAACTCTAACTGTGCTTCAATGCCTAACTCTTGTAAATTTAAAGCTTGTTGATTTGCAGCATTAGTTGTAGTAGCCTGCTGTAAGTTTTGTAGGTTTTGAAGTCTTGTTTGTTGTTGTTGTGTAGCTGTAGCAAGAGTAGCTTCTTGTCTAAACTGACCTTGCTGTACTCTTAACTGTTGTGCAAGTTGTGCTGTTTGACTTCCTGCAGCTTGACGGTTAGCTAAGTTCTGCATCCGTAACTGTTGTTCTTGTTGAGCTTCAAGTATGTTAGCTTGTTGTTCATTACTGAGATTTTGAGCAGCTCTTGCCTGTAAAGCTTGTGCGTTACTTTGTGCCATAGGTAAAGCACTTTGTATGATAGCATTAAAGAGTGCATCTCTTCCTACAGTAGAAACTTCTAAACCTCTTGAAGCTAAGTTTTGTTGTATTGTATCAACAGCAGGTTTAGCCCAAGTAGGAATTTCACCATCTTGTAGCCCTCCAACTAATGACTCCATTTGAGAACTGACTAATGCTTCTGTAGGTAAAGCTGCAACTGCTGCTTGTACATCTACATCTTCACTTGCTATAGCAGCTTCAACACTAGCAGGATCTTCAACAATAGCTGATGAAATACTTTCAGGTATGTTTGCAGTTTGAGCCAACATACTAGCTGCATCACCTTTTGCTGCTGTACCAGTTACTGCCTGTCTTTGTGCAGCTTCAAATCCTATACTGTTTATAATTTGTGCTTCTGAAGCTGTAGGAGCTGTACCAGTTATAGCTGCTCTTGTTTGTTTTTCTGCAGCTATTGAAGGAGATAGTTGTGCAGCTACTCCTATAACTTCAGGAACAAAAGCTCCTGCAGATATAACAGCTTCTACATTATCAGCTTTAGAAGATTCTATAGCTTGTGCGCTTATTTGAGCAGCTACGTTGTCTCCTGATAAAGTTCGTATTTCTTCTACTTGGGCAAGTGCTTGAGGAGATAGTTCACCAACAGCTCCTGTAGTTGAGGTCATAGGACCTGCTTGAGCTGCTGTCATTGTAGCAGCATCGTAAGCTGTAGGTGCGTCTGCTTGTGCTGCAGTAGCAGAAGAAACTGTTTCAGGAGTTCCTGCGCCTGCTAATGAAGCTTCAGGATTTATTGTAGGCGCACCCATTTGACCAAACGTAGGATCTACAGTTAAATTTCTATCTGCTCTTATGCCTACTCTATTGGCTGATCCTTGACTACCTATATTTACAACTTCAGCAGGATCTATTCTAGCTATACCTGTATCCTCACCTGTACCTATTTGTCCTAAACTAAAATCTTCTATTTTAGGACCAGTTCTTTCTATTCGTTGTAATCTTTCAGAAGCTACTCGTTGTTTTGCAGCTTGATCTTCTTCTGTATTTCCTTGAACATCAGTAGTATTGCCAGTATGTCTAGGATCATTTTGCCATTGTTCTAAAGCTATTTCATACTCACCAGTTGAGTTATAGTCTCTACGAACAGGTCTACCTCCATGTTTCAAAGTAACTCTGCCACCTTTACGATAGTCTTCTCTTTTCTTTTTATATCTTTTCCTTGCCATAGTAATTCCTAATTAGTTTTAACCTCAAAAAGCTTGTCAAGTTTTGCTTCAAGTTTATTTAACATACGAATAACACGATCCGTACTTGTTTCCATTTCGTCTTTAGTAACATAGTTTTTAGCGACTTCTTCTCTAGTCTTGTTTAGAAGTACATCAATTCTTTTAAGCTCTATGAAGTTCTGTCGTATACTGTAAACTATTGGAGCTATAACAATAGTGAGTAATAAATTCCACATTTCTAAATCCATATTATACTACCTGCATATCCCAACAATTTAAATTAGCTGCTACTGTTCTACGTTCACCTTCACCTTGAAAAGGATAGACCATATGTTGTAACCAACTTGGGAACATATAAAGCTTTCCTACCTGTGGTTGTATTACAAAGCTTTGTGGAGGTTTTAAAATATCCACATCTGTAACGTGTTGCTGTCCATAATTAAAAGCTAAATATCCATCACAATGACCACTAGAGTTATATAAATTATATTCAGATGTTCCTGCTGTAGGTTGATCTAATATTTGCTGTGGTACTTTTGTCCAAGTTGTGCAAGAAATACCCATCATTGTTTTAGTTCCGTGACTATGTATTGGGTTGTAGTCTCTTTCGTAACTGTGTACTGACCAAAGCTCATCCATTTCTACACGCTTGTTAGTTTTGTAAGCTGCACCAGTAGCTTTAGAAAAATGATTAATATATTCAGCTCCTAGTCCACACAACATATTAGTAAACTCTACAACTTTTTCATCATTATGATTCATTAACAGTTGTTGTCCGTGTTGTATCTGTCCAACAAGTGTGCTTGCTAGTGACTTACGACCTTTTTCTTTTAGATAAGCATCTAAGTAGGTATTGAGATCTGTCACCATCTCTTCTGGTATGTCGTGTTCTAATACAAAAACACTAGGCATACCGTGCATTTGAGTAGCCATATTAACTAGGTACTGAAAATGATTTGTCTGGTACAGGAGTTGTAGTTGGATTAGTAATAACTGAATCTACTTGACTAGCAAATACCGCATCCCAATGTGAAACAGGACAAAGTGCTGTCAAATCAGCTTTACTAAAAGTTCCTTTTGCTGCTGCGGTAAAATCACCATCGGCTGCTACTGCTCTGTGACTAAAAGTATTAGTATAGTAGGTTGCATCACCTTCGCTATCGTTCTCGTACTTTATCTCTAAATCCCATTCTTGCGCTTTACCTGATGTTTCATAAGGTGTAGCTTTCGTCATTGTTTTTGTTACTGCCATTTAATTTTCCTCACTAAGTTTTTTTTCTAATTCTTCAATTTTTGCTGAAAGTTCTTGTACTGCTTTTATTAATGGATGTATAAACATTTCTTGAGATACACCTTGTTGCGTGTGATCTCCAGTAGTTATAGAGTTCCAGCCACCAAAATCTGTAATGTTGTGTTTGTCCATAGCTGCTTTTACTTCTTGAGCAATTAATCCATATAGTTTTTCTGGATGATCAGCAGTAGTTTTTTCAGCATCATAATCTGGAAAACTAGGATCAAGTTCTGATTTCGCTTTCCATTTGAAAGTAACTGGTCTTAAATCATTTATAAAATCTAAACCACAATCTGTATTATCTTGTATTTCTTTTTTGTATCTTTCGTCTGACACCCTTGTCCAAGAAGCATCAGTTGTATATGGATTATAAACTCTATCGTTTCCAGAACCAGTTCCAAAAACAAAATAGTTTGAACCAACACCTTTACACTCAAATCCTAAAACTATTTCTTTGCTTTCATTAGCTTGTTGTGCATCAGCGTTAGCACCAATAATAGTATTGTTACTTCCTATACTAGAAAGATCACCAGCTAAATATCCAATACAAGTATTATTACTTGATCCTGTATTAGCTCCTAAAGCATCAGCACCGATTGCGGTATTTCCACTACCTGTCGTAGTTGCATCCGCAGCGTTTTGACCAACTGCTACATTTAACTGTCCTGTAGTAACTGCCTCTAATGCACTAACACCTAATCCTGTATTATAAGAACCTGTTGTTACATTAAAACAAGCATTATGACCCATAGCTGTATTTTCAGTACCAGAAGTATTGCTATATAATGCTTGAAAGCCAACTGCTGTATTGTCGGAAGCGGTAGTTGCAGTAAATAATGCATCTTGTCCTATTGCTGTGTTGTCATCACCTGTTGTAATATCAATACCAGCTCCTTTACCCAATGCTGTATTATTAGTACCTGTTGTATTTGCTTCTAAAGCTCTAAAACCAACTGCGGTGTTATCAGATGCTGTTGTATTAGCTCCTAGAGCGTTGTAGCCTACTGAGGTATTATTAGCACCTGTGGTGTTTGATGCTAAAGCATAAGTTCCAAATGCTTGGTTTTCAGAACCTGTAGTGTTTAAATCGAGAGCGTGGTAACCAACACCAGTATTGTTACTTGCGGTAGTATTTGCAGATAAAGCTCCTTTTCCAACTGCTGTATTAGAAGCTCCAGTTGTATTTAATGTAAGAGCAACAAGACCTACAGCAGTATTGTCGTTTGCTGTTGTATTAGCTTCTAAGGCTTTTTGTCCTACTGCTACGTTTTGCGTTCCAGTTGTATTCGCTGATAAAGCATCGTATCCAACTGCAACATTATTAGACGCTGTGGTGTTAGCATCTAAAGCATTAGCTCCGACTGCTACGTTTTGAGTACCTGTTGTGTTTACAGTTAAAGCATTTATACCAACTGCTGTATTGTTATCTGCTGTTGTGTTAGCTCCTAAAGCACTTTGACCAATAGCAGTGTTATTGTCTCCTGTAGTATTAGCATCTAAAGAATAAGAACCTACTGCTACATTTTTTTCACCTGTTGTAGTTAATTTTCCAGAATTATAGCCAATGGTGACATTTTTCTGACCTGTGGTTATTGCTTCTCCAGCACCTCTTCCAAGAGCAGTATTTTTAGTACCTGTGGTAATTGCTGCACCCGCATTAAACCCAACAACTGTATTATCATCACCCGTTGTCAAGGCTGCAAATACATCAACACCTACACCAGTATTGTAGTTAGCAGCATCAATAGTTCCTGTAGCATTGTCTCCAATCATAATTGAAGAAGTACCAAAAGTTTTAGCATCTGATAAATCGTTTATTGAACTAGCTCCACCACTAGCAGCATTTTCCCAAGCTACTCCACTTCCTGTAGAAGTTAGTACTTGTCCATCACTACCTTGTGATCCACCAACTGTTAGGTTATCTGTTTCTAGTGTTCCATCAATATCTACGTCACCGCTTATGTCTAATGTGGCTGCGTCTAACTCACCTGTAATAGTTAAGTTTCTTAAGCCTGTGTAATCTTTATTAGAATCGAGTATGACTGCTTTAGATGCTATTGCTGTGCCGACAGCCGTTGAACCTAAGTCTAATGCGTTTATTTCACCAACAACAACTGTTGCTCCGTCTAGGATATTTAGTTCTGCTGCAGTACTTGTAACACCATCAAGTATATTTAACTCTGCTGTAGTGCTTGTAACACCATCAAGTATATTTAACTCTGCTGCAGTACTTGTGACACCGTCTAAAATGTTTAACTCGGCTGCTGTAGAAGTAACTGCAGTTCCGTTAATTGATAAAGCGTCTGTTTCTAAAGTACCATCAATATCTGCATCACCTGAAATGTCTAGAGTTGCAGCGTCTAGTTCACCTGTAATAGTTAAGTTTCTAACACCTGTATAATCTTTGTTAGAATCTAGTATAACTGCTTTAGAAGCAATAGCTGTACCAACTGCTGTAGAACCTAAGTCTAGTGCGTTTATTTCTCCAACAACTACAGTAGCTCCATCAAGTATATTAAGTTCTTCTGGTGTAGAACTAATCTGAGTAGTTGAAGCTGCAGCTAATACTGGAATTGTACCAGATACATTAGGAAGATTTATTGTTCTATCTCCTGTAGGATCAACAATGCTTAGTGTAGTTTCGTGTGCATCTGCTGTAGCACCTTCAAAAATAATAGCATTTGAAGCTTCCATTGTAACGGTATCTACAGTTGTTGTTGTTCCTGATACACTTAAATTAGGAACAAGAAGTGTTCCTGAACTTGGATTGTATCTTAATGCTCCTGTATCATCAAGTAAAGCATTTGACTCGTCATGGAAAACAACAGGAAAATTTGTATTTGCTGTGCTGTCAGATACTGTAACTGTTGAAGCTAGTGTTACTGTAGTTCCTGCAATAACACTTGATAAAGCTGTACCATTAACTGTAATTGCATCAGCTTCAAGAGTACCGTCTATGTCTGCGTTACCACTAATATCTAAAGTAGCAGCATCAAGTTCTCCAGAGATTGTAATGTTTCTACCACCGCTTATATCTTTATTAGAATCTGTAATAATTGCTTTACTTGCAATAACTGTACCGTTAGTAATGCCATCAATAAGATTAATATCCGAAGCACTTGCTGTAACTCCATCAAGTATATTGAGTTCTGCTGTGGTGCTAGTTACACCATCTAAAATGTTTAATTCTGATGCAGTACTTGTAACACCGTCTAATATATTTAACTCTGCAGCAGTTGAAGTAACTCCGTCTAAAATATTTAATTCTGCAGTAGTTAATGTAGCTCCGTCAAGAATGTTAAGTTCTGCTGCAGTTGATGTTGTAGCTAAACTTACTGCTCCACTAGAAACTGTAAAATCATCTGAACTAAATGAAGCTACACCTTTGTTAGATGTGCTTGCATCTTCACCTGCAATAGTAATTGTATTGCTAGATGCAGAAGTATCAATACCTTCTCCACCTGCTATAGTCAATGTTTCACTATCTAAGTCAATAGCTATTGTACCACTATCTGTAGTAGCATCTAAATCTTGTGCTGTTACTTGAGAGTCTACATAAGCTTTAATAGACTGTTGAGATGCAATACCTGTAGCACTATCAGAAGACAAATCATCTTCATCAAGAAATGCTTTACCATCTAGAATGTTTAACTCTGCTGCTGTAGAGGTTACTCCATCCAATATGTTTAGTTCTGCAACAGTAGATGTAATTCCGTCTAGCGCATTAATCTCTGCTGCGGTAGCTGTAACTCCATCAAGGATATTAAGTTCTGCAACAGTAGAAGTAATTCCATCAAGTGCGTTTATTTCAGCAGCAGTAGCAGTAACACCGTCCATTATGTTTAATTCTGCTGTAGTTGCAGTAACTCCGTCTAGTATATTTAGTTCGGCTGCGGTAGCACTTATAGCAGTTCCATTAAAGTTTATTGCATCTGCATAAAGTGTTCCATCAAAATAACCATCTTTAAACTCTAAAGAACTTGTGCCTAAATCAATATCGTTATCTGTAACAGGAACAATAGCTCCATCTTGAACTCTAATTTGTTCTACAGCAGCACTAGAAACTTCTACAAAAAAACCAACTCTATTATTAGTTCCATCAACAACAACTTTATTTAAAAAGTCTAAGTCTCCTATTTGTGGAACATTACCACCTTGTCCTGCGCTTCCATCATGTCTGTGTCCTGTAGAAGATGCGCTACTTGAAGAATAGCTAAAAGCGTTTAATAGTTGATTGTATTCGTTATTAAAAAGCGCAGCAGTTATAGTATCTCCGTCTGCTATTGTACTTTGTCTGGTGTATGATTGAGCCATAATTTTAATCTCTCTTTATTGTTATTGTCTTCCCGATGGTCTATAATTTATATATAATCCGTTTATTGTATAAGGAGCATTTGTATCATCACTAAATATTTTAAAAAAATTACTGTGACCACTTCCTGTTAATGTAGCTCGTACTAAAGGTTGTTCTGGCGCACCAAAAGTACTTGTACCAAATATTGATAATGAATCTCCAAATATAGAAGGAGTTGCTGATATTATTCCTACATCTGTTGGTTGAAGCCTGTCTGTACTATCATAATCAAACCTAACTCTAAGTGTAGGCTCTACAGCTCCTTCTGGAAATAAAGAAACTTTAATGTGATCTAAAGTTTTTAAAGTTCCAAAGTCTCCATAATCATAGTCTGGAGATTGGTATTCTGCTTCTATACTTGTTTCAGTTCCTGCAGGATTAAAACTGTTTCCTGTATCATGATTATAAATATATCCGTCTCTATCTCCATGATATTTTTTTTCTTTTCCTGCTGAATTAAAACCAGAAGTTATTGCAGCAGCTTGTATTTCAGATATTTCAGACCATTCAAAACCTCTTTGAGTTAAAGTTCCTATAATTCCTTTTGAATTAACTGTTGAAGCAGTAGAAGTACTATAAAACATTCTATATTGAGATTTATTTCTAAGAACTATACTACTAAATTCAAATGTTGAAGTTCCTCCAACAATTTCGTTTATTATAGGTTGAATAGCTTTACTAATTGTTCCTAACTCTACGTCACCAATTCTTGCTGTACCTGCAATAGTTCTAAAACCATCAGGAGCAAGAAATATTAGATCACCTGCAAATTCTTGTATAGTTTTACCATCTACACAACCTACATTTTTTGTAACTGGTACTACAGCTATTGTACTTGAATTATTTATATTTTGTAACTTGTATATTGAGTTTTTACAAAATATAAATAGCTCATTACGGAAAGATTTAAGTCCTACTACTTGATCATCTAGTACAATACTTCCTGATCCTGAACTTGTAAAATCATCTATGTCACTTGTACCACTATAAAAGATTGTGTTTTTTGCTGTAGCTGCACCTGCAACTACTAAGTGTTTATCGTGTATTACACAAAACTTTGGATAATGTGTTCCACTTACTGTAATTTCTTTTGCAAAAAAAGTTCTGCTAGTTAATGCATCTCCTGTGCCTGTCATTTTAAAGTAAAAAGGTTTTACTCCAGAGCCTTCATCAGTAACAATTAATTCTCCGTAATCTGTATTACCTTCAAAAATTGCAAAGTGTGTTTTGTTTTGATTTGTTCTAGTTAATGTACTACGACCTGTAAAAGTGCTGTAATTATCTCCACCACCTGCTACACTATCTTTATTAATTTGTAACCAACTGTTTCCGTCTTTACTAAAATAAATATTTGTTCCTGATGACGCAACTAATCCGTCAGCATAAACTTGAAGACCTAATATTTCATTACTACTGTTTGGTCTTGTTCCGTCACCAAACAAAGAGTATCCATTTATTCTTCTATATCCTCCTTTTGTAGAAACTTCAAAATTTCTTAATTTTGTTGCTTTTCCGGGAGTTTGTAAAAGTTCTAATGAATTACTAGATTTATCTAGTCCTCCTTGCAAAGGTACTGAAAACGGCTGAGAAGCTGCCATTAGAAATAAATCCTATCGTCTGATATATTTTTAGGTTGAGGATTCATTAAATTAGACTTCATATGTTTCATACTTTTTTTATAATCATCTAAAGCAAAAGCAGCTTGTTGTAAATTTTCTTTAAATTGATGAACATAGTAACGTGTTCTAGCTAAAATAACAGGACCATATTGATCAGGAAGAACCATAGCATCTCCATGAGCTGATAAAGCAGTTGGTTTAGTGTAAGCATAAAAATGTACATTATATACTTTATCAGGTATAGGACTAAGACCAAACTTACGATGATCTGGACTTCTAATTACATATCTAGGTTCTCCATGACTTGCATCTGAACCTTTAGCATCGTCTGCATTTTCTGCGTCTCTTAAATATCTTCTCCAGTCTGATAAAGATACAAATTTTAAACCTTTTGATACATAAGGAGAAGATTCTCCTGATACTCCTATTGTTGTAATATAAAAATCATCCCAATCTATAGAAGAATAATCTGTAGTTATACCAGAACTATCTGACTTAAGTAAATACCATCTTGTTCCTTCTACGGTTGCTATAGTTACATTACCATAAAAAGGATCTGTTCCTCCACTGGCTGCAGCAGCAAAAAAAGGAAGTTGAGGTTCTTCGTTTGCAATATCATTTAATGATCTATTAATTGATTCTTTAACAAAAGCTTGTATTCCTACAGCATCTGAAAAATTAGAAGAAGTTAATTGTACTTCGTTTAATTCTCTAAGAACTTCATTAGTTAATGTTAAATAAGTCGTAGCCATTATTTATCCTTTTTCTTTGTACCAAATATTCTATCGTAATTATCCAGATAGTTTTGTTTTGCTGTGCCAGAATATGCGCTACCTAACAATCCTAAGACTCTAGTGCTTTTAGGCTTACTAGAGCCATTTAGGATTATAGGATTTTTATCGTTACCTAACTGTGGCATTTCTACTGATCAGGAGTAGAACCTAAGTGTAGGAACTCAACTAAATAAGTAACAGTTGTAGCTGCCGTAGCAAGATCGTTTGCTAGTGGCTTAAGACGAGCATAAAGTGTACGAGCAGAAGCACTGTACAACGTAGATGCTATAACAATAGCTTCTGATGTTGCAGGTCCTCCTACAACACCTGCTGTTACAGATGTGCTTACAAAAGCGTTAGCTCCGTGTCCGTGTGAGTCTTGAATAATATACAAAGGTGCATTTGCTGTCCAAGTTACTGCTGATCCACCATCATCAAGGATAGCTTCTTCATCAATAATTTGTCCACCACCTGCTGAAGTACCTAAATCAAAATCAACATCATCACCTGAAGCTCCTGCTGTAACAATGTTACCTGCAGGGATAGCAATGAGATTTCTTATGATAGTGTCGGCAGGCTGCGTAAATGAAACATCGTAAGTAGCGTCAGCAGTAACTGCAATAGTTCCTGTTGTAGCTGATGTCCAAGAAGTACAAATATTATCACAAAGATCTTGTACATCTAAAACGCTTGCTGAGTTGCGCCCTGTATCTCTTATTTTAAATACTGGGTTTGACATTTTTTTCTCCTTTATCTTTTAAAGATAAGTTAGTGTTAATAAAATTTTTACTCTAAAAAAAGATTGGGAGGTTTTTACACCTCCCGAATCCTATTAGTCGATACCGTAGAAAGCAGAAACTAATGCTTCGCTTCGTAGTACTTTAGAACCATATACATGTAGTCCTCGTACTATGTCACCAAAGCTATCAGGATCACGCAATACTTCAGTACTTGTAATCGTCTGAGCAGTAGCTGTAGATGAAATATGACCTGCAATACATTTGCCTGCAGCATTAGATGTGCTTGCAATGTTGTTTGATTTGTACATACTAAATCCACGCAACTTACCAGAAGTTACTAGACCGTTTCTTATAGAACCTTGACCTGCGTTGTAATCAACAGACAAAAGTTTTGAAGATGAACTTGCTAGTACTTCATAGAAGTCAGGAGATGCTAAGAACCATCTTCCTTCTTCTGGTACGTTTTGTTCATCAAGAAGACGAGCCATGTGCGAAAGCACATCAATAGGATCGTGTTCGTTTGCTGCAAAACCTATGTCAAGATTACCAGTTCCATCAAATGTGCCTGCTGCTAGGTCAGTAGCGTTATCAGATCCTAATACATGGTTAGGACTTGATGCAGAAACACCTGCGAACATAGTAGCAATTACACCTTCATCATAAGCGTCTCTGATTGCATACGCTGCAGAAGAACTAGCTACTTCTTTAAAGTTAACGTGAGACATTGAAGTTTCGATGTCATCAACGATGAATTTAAATGCGTTAGCTGTGTCAACTACGAGTGTAAGTTCTTGGTCAGTTAGCTTAGTAGCTGTAACGTCTTGTCCACGTTCATACTGGTACACAGTGATTTCTGGTTCTTTTATAATCTTTACAGAATCTCCGAAAGCGGATATTTCACCTGCATAATCTGTGTTGGTGATCGCTTCTACAACCGAAGCCTTTCTAAAGAAGTTAAGAACCTTTTTAGAGTAGACTGCAGGAAGGAAAAACGAGTTAGTTTGTCCACTAACGGAGTTCGCAAAGTTGGCATTAGTATCCGTGCTAGGCTCGAAATACTGATCTGATTGGTTATAAGCCATTTTACTTACTCCTTAAGTTTTATAGTTATCGTTTTACTACTCTGCCTTCGTGAATTGCTCGTCCGATTTCTTCTTCGTACTTATCAAATTCAGCAATAGACATAGCAGCAATTTCCTGTTCAGTCCAAATTTTATCTTGCTTTGGTTCAACTGCAGTTGTTTTAGTTGAAACCATATCAGCAGCAGATTTATTGGACCTTTTAATTTTAGGCTTACTAGCTTCTAAAGCTACACCCATGTCACGTTTGTATAAATCTAAAGCACGACTTGCAAGATCTCCATCATTAGCATTCTTATATATCCAGTCTTGAATAGATTGTGGTTGTGCTTTTGCCCAACTATGAAACTCATCACTGTTTCTGATATCTTCAAAATCAGGATGATTTTCTAACAATTTACTCTGTGCTTCTTTAGCAATTAATTCTGTTTCACGTTCTTGTAGTTTAGCTAGTCTTTCTTCTAAAACTTTTGTTTGTTCTGAACTACGCAAATGCGCTACAGTTTCAACTACTTCGTACACATCTGGATATTGTTTTTTAAACTCTTCTAAGTCTTCAGCAGATTTTGGAGCTTTATATTCAGGCATATTTTCAGCAGCCTGTTTTAAAAGTTCTTCTTCTCTAGCTTTAAACTCATTAAGCTTAGAATCGTAATGTGATTTTAAATCATCGTATCTTTTTTTATAATCAGGTTTACTATAAGGTTTTTCTTTAGTTTCCTTCTTAGTTTGCTTTGGTTCTTCTTTTTCTTCTGAACTTTTAGGTTCTTCAAAAAATGCACCATCAGCAGATACAAATGGTTTTTCTTTTTGGTTGTGCCATTCCTTATTAGCGTTATAAGGATTTGCTTCTTTCGCTTGTGTTGCCATATCTTACTCCTACTCAGGGCTTTCTAAACAAAGTAGCTGCTTATGCGCATAGCAGGGTTTGTTTTGTAAAGGTAGCCTTTCGGTTAATGTTGTGATAAAGGGCTTAATATATTAAGGTAGCTTTATCGTTTATTGCATTCGTGGATTGGTAGACATCATACCTTTTTTAATTTCATCTTCAGCTATGTCTTTATCAACAGGCTTTCCAAATCTATCAACTTTAGTTTCTTCTACTTCACCACCTACTTGCATATCTTGTCTTCCTGCATCAGCTTGCATTTCGGCATCATCCATCATACGTTGTAATCTATCTGCGCCTATTTGCTCTGTAGCTTTTGCTGTAAAGACAAACTCACCATCCGATAACCTTGCAGGTATCGAATCGGAGACTCCAGAACCCGGACCTTCAACTGGTCCTGATCCTGCGAATTCTGTTGCTGTATCCATAACTTTGTCAAATACGACACTAAGTTCTGGTTCAGACTCTAATTTATTCATTAAAAATTTTTGTTCTTCTGGAGAAAGAGATTGTTCTACAATGAAGTCTACATATCCATCTTCCATTTCTTCATCTGACTCCATCTCTGCAGTTATTGGAGATACGGAAATACCTAGACCTACCATTTGTTTATCTACATCTCCACCTTTTGCTAATAAACCTCTTGCTTCTTCTTCTGAAACACCTTCCTCTAACATTTTTATGTCAGTTTCTAATTCATCTATATATGATTCTAAAAATTCTTCTTTATCAATTTGACTATCGTCAACTGAAGTCTTTTTTAAATCTTGTAAATCTCTTTCAGCTTTTACTAAATCTTCTTTCATTCTATCTAATTTAATTTTATCTTTATTTGTTAAACCAGATTCGTTTGCAATTTTTCTTTTAGTAGATTTAGACATAGCTTTTTTTGTAGCTTTTGCTAAAGCACCACCGACAGCTTTTCTTTCTCTAACTCCTCTACCTATAAGTACATCAGCAAAAGTTGTTTTACCGTCTTTATTAAGGTCTGGAAATTCTTTTTTCTTTGCCATATTATCTCTCTTTAAGTGTTTGTCTGACTACGCTAGGCAGGTTCTCTAAGCGTACCAGAGAATTGATCTTCCCCTGACTGCGGAATATTTCCTGTTCCGATGTTGCCACCGCCAGTACCTGTAACTCCAATGTCTTGAGGTGGTTGAGGTACTCCTGCATTGGCTGCCATTGCTTGCTGTTGATTAATGGGTTGAGTTTCTTCGCTTGGGTTTTGTCCAACATTTTGCATACCTATTATCTGTGCCATAATAGCTGCTTCTTCAGGATCATTGAGTATTTCATCAGGATCTAAATCTAAGCTATAGGCTAGTTCACTTACAAGTTTAGAAATTTTAACAAACGGTGCAATAGCAGGACTTTGTGCAGTTTGTAAGAACATAGTCAATCTTTGACTTCTTACTTCTTTTTGCATCAAGCTATTTGTACCAGTAGCTTTAACTTCTAAATCACCATTTACATCAATAGAATCTTCTAAAAATTGCATGTTCCATTGAAAGTACGATTCCCCAAGTGGTCGTAACAAAAAGTCATCAAGGTTTTTGACAACTGTTTTTATATTTAAACTAGAAGCACCTAATAGCATTGACATTCCAGAAGCTGTTCTTGTCATGCTTTGAACACCTGTTTGTCCATGACTGTAGCTAGGTATTCCAGTTTGTTCGTCTGCAAGTTGTCTAAACCTGTCAAACATCATCATGTTTTCGTTAGCTGTGTTTGGAAACTTTAAACCATAAATAGATTGTCCGGGCATTCCAGACTGTCTACGGAATATTTTTCCGGGATATATATCCATTGATTGTCCACCAACAAGGGCAGACTCATCTACATCAAAAACTATAGAACCTGCTAAAGCTAAGTTATCTATAGCCATTCTAGCATGTCCATTCATTATCTGCTGACTGTCATCCATGTTTTCAGCAACTCCAATACCAAAGAAGTTATATGGGTTTCTTTCGTATGGGAAAGCATTATACGGAATACGATATGGAGTAAATGGATTTATTACTGCTCTAAGAAGTTTACCTCCTGTAATCCAAGCATTGATTTGTACTTCGTCTAAATCATCTACTTCTTCAGGTAAATCAATGCCAACTTCTCTAGCATACTCAGCATCCATGATTCCCCAATATTCTAAAACTTCATAGTTTGAATCTATTGTTTCTTCTTCTGAATACGCATTATCTTTTAATTCGTTTTCAAAATCTTTTTCTTCGTAGTTCGGACCCATTTGTAAACATTCACGAATAGCTTCTTCATCAAAGTAAGGCATATTGCGTAATTGTCTAAACTGACTACGATTCATCTTATGACGATGAACAACATATTCACACTCTTCAATATTAGTTGCTGCAGGATCTGGATAAAAATCCCAACAGCTTACAAATTCTATTCTAGGTACTCTAACTTCTAAAGGATTGTAAGAACGCTCACCTTCTTCGTTTTCATCCCACTTGTGTAATTTTTTATTAAAATTAAAAGGACCTTTAACAATTCCTGTACCAAGTAAAGATGCTTCTAGTAAAGCATTTCTTATTTCTGAAGATCCGTTAGATTCGTCTATTTGGTCATGGATAAGTTTTTCCATTCGTCTAGCAGCTCTTTGTGCAGGAGAAAGCTCTGGCATTTGAGGTGACGGAGCTTGTCCTTCTACTAACATTCCTTTTTCTTCTGCTTGATCTACAAGAGAGTCTTCAAACATACCACTACCGAAAGTAGCTCCTGCTTTAAGAGTGCGCCCATCTCCTTCGTATCCAACATCGTAAGGATTTTCTTGAGGAGGATCTTCAAGCCTGTTTCCAATGTTATCAGGTATTTCAATACTAGGTGTTGGATTTTGAGTATCTAGATAAGCGTTTGCTTTTTCACCTTCAGGTACTTTAGTTTCTGATATACCTATAGGAAATTTACCAGTTCCGAATATAACATCAACTAATTGACCAAACGCAGCCAATACTTTTGTTTTTGTAACTTTTACAAAGACTCTAGATTTTTCAGATTCTCTAAACTTAACATTCTTTTTATAAAGACCTCTGTAGTTTTCATAAGCTGTAAGCCATCTTTTTTCATCTACACTACGAGATTCTTCTGCAGCAAAAAAACGACTTTCAATAATACCCACTAAATTAGATTTTTGAGTTTCTTCTAATTTTAATGTTTTACCTGTTTCACCTTCAACATCTTCGTAAATGTTGTCTGCTGATAAAAAAGTGTTTTCGTTGTCTGCCATGTATTAATATCCAAATGTTGAGTCAGCAGGTTGATATATATCTGATTTAATGCGTAACATTCTATCATATGGATGGTCTAACTTTGGTCTACTCATCAACATATAACGCAACGCATCATAAGCATGATCCGAAGCTTTTGTATCAACATCTTCTGAATTAGTCTTAGATAAAGGCAAGCTTTGTAGCTCTCGAATTAAATTTTGACAGTTGCTAAATATTTGTAACCTCGGTCTACCTGTCTTCGCACTTTTTCTAAGATATTCGTGTATCTGTATTTTACCTGCTATTCTATTCTTATCAGCTCGTCTTAGTTTGTGTCCTTTTTGATTTAGGACTTCACCAATAGTAGGACCAGAATAACCTGTTCTAGCCCAAGCTGCTGTATCCAATACTCCATAAATAGAGCGTACTTCACTTTGTTCCATCTCTGTTATTTTAGAAGCCAATGCTAAACCTGTAAGACCTTTCTGGTATAGTTCTCTATATATTATGATGGTCTTGTCTTCAGGATCAACAGCAGCCCATAAACAACAACTTTCAGCAGCATATCCGTAATCAACTCCTTTAAATCTTTCCCACCAAGTAGGAATATCAAAAGGTGTAACAACATGGTCAGCTACATCAAATTCTGCAAATGCTGCTCCTTCCGCAATATTCCAATTACCTTCAAGTAACTGTTTGCGTTGAACAGCAGGTAAAGAAGAAAGCATACGCTCATATTCACCGTCTTCTGCTAGGTAAGGATTGTCTTGAAGTTTAGCAGGAATAAATTTCCTAGTTAAACCGTCTTTACCTATAAAAGATGTGTTATACTCACAAGCATCAACATATCTTTTCTTTACCCAATGCGCACCAACACCTCCGGGGTTTGCTGTGCATCTTAAATAAGTTTTTAAGTCAGGATCAGTAGTTCTTAGTCGTGATGCTAAATAGTTCCAACCAAACTCTGTTGGAAGATGTGTTATCTCGTCAAAGCCTATCCAACTGTATGCTTGTCCTTGATAACGATATACGTCTGCATCTTTTTCTAAAAAGCCAAACTCTATCTTTGCTCCGCTAGGAAAGTTCCAGAGTTTTTCTACTTCTCTAAACTTACATCCCGGAAACGCTTTAGGATAAAGTTCTCTTGACTTATCTATTAATTCTCTTAATTCAGGCATTGACCTTCTAAGTATCAATGCTCTATGTGCAGGATTATGGCAAGAGCGCAATGGATCAATTAACATTGCAAAGCTTTTACCACCTCCTGCTGCTCCACCGTATAAGACATCCTTTTCTGGTGCAGCTAAAAAATCTGTCTGTGGTCCATCGTTCGGCATGAAAGCAACATATGAACCTGTTTTATCTAAGTGTTCTTGTATAGCATCGGGAAGAGCTTTACTTTCTTCCTTTGTTATAACATTAGATGTTAAAACTTTTGTTTCTTTTTCAAGTTCTTTTTGAACTCTAGCCAACTTCCTTGTCAGCTTTTTAGCTTTTACTTTTTTTCTTCTTAACTTTTTTTCAGCTTGTTTAACTGCTTGATCTTTAGAAAGTTGAGAATTTTTAGGTCTACCTGCTCTTAATCTAGGTGAACCATCTTTCTTAAGTATATAGTTCCCTTCAGAATCTGTCAAGTATTTTTTATTTTTTTCTACCATATACTTTGTCTACATGCTTTTTTAAGCCTGCTCTACTCATACTTTTACCAGTTTTATACTCTAACCAGTCTACACCGACACCTAAACTTATTTCTCCTGCGTAAACAGATTCTGATACTTCTTTTAAAAGATCTACTTCTTCGTGGTTAGGTTTTAAATAACCTTCTATGTTTTCGTCTATCTCGTATCCAAAAGGAATGGTAGAAGTTCTTCTTTTAATGTATCCGTCTGGTATTAAGTTTAACTCCATTTATTAAACTTCTCCATGAATTTTGACCATAGTTCAGGTTTGTATCTTTTAACTACTATAGCAACTACTACAACTGCAAAACCTACCATAATTATCGTATCCATATTACTCTTCTCCTATATTTACTTCTGTGTATTCTGCCTTAATAGGCTCTTTATCAGGCATTAGAAATATTCCTCCTGATGCTTTATGTGTTACATCTAGCTTATCTACTTTAGAAACTCCTACTCTATCTAATAAAGTTTGAGCAGCAGCTAGTTTATTGTTAGCTTGTATTACTGGACGGTCTGCTTCCATAATTTCTACAACTTTAAAAGCTGCTTTAGGCGCAGAGTTTGCTAGAATCTCTTGAGTTATCTCTAGTATCTCTGTTTTTAAAGCCCTTACTATTTGAGAATAGTGTCCAGTATAGCCTGCAAGCTTTGCTGCTTTCTTAGCATCTCCTTGCGTATCTACTAAGTTCTGTAAAAAAGATTGTTGTTTCTCTGTAAGTGTTTTAGTTTTGTTGTTTTGATTATTTGGAAGTAAAGACATATTAAAAGTTTATAAAGTATTTATTAAAGACACCATTAAAGTATATAGTCAAATAAGTATCTTGTCAAATTTATTTTGTTCAGGACTTGACAAACTTAAAAATAAACTATATAATAAATTATGTGCCGAGCAGGTCACATATGTAATACTCCATAGTCCTTTAAAGTCCGCAGATATACCAGTTTACATCTGGTTAACTACTAAAACTTCTAAAAATGTATAATCAATACATAGATATCTAGTGGCATGGGTATGGTCTTCTGCCCACCCTCTAAAAAGAATCTGCTCATCAGCAATCCACCTATCAGTAGATCCCTTCGTTTATTGAGAGCTTAATTTAGTATTAAACAATAATTTTTTATTACTTCTTTCCAGTATTTATCACTCTATAATTCTAATTATTACTCTGAAGATTTCTAAAATCACCATAATTCTGCTTTATTGGCTTTAGAATTCTTCTTATCTGTTGTCATGCTTCAGAATCTTCAGAGTAATAATCTAATTACTCTATAGATTTTAAAAGTTTGTTATGTAATAAAAAATTATACAAGCTTCTGATGTATTACCGAGGATGAATATAAAAACTTATAGCTACTTTCCAAGTCAATGTTTGCTATTGGCAAAAAGCTTGTCGTTTAATACTGTCTGCCTGATAATTTGTCTGGGCGTTAAAATAAACTGAGCCTACTTTTTGTGTCAATGAAATCATTTAAAAAGCAGTTTTCAGTATCATTGACTCTCTAGAACACTTGACTTTATTAAATTGTAGATTGCTTTCTTGAAAATACTAGAGGCTGATGAGCATCTGAATACTATCTGTGAATCTTGGCTTCTATCGAAAACAATTTCACGACCTTTTTAACGAATATCTAAGAGCTTATTACTGTTTCGTCGTAACGAGACTGATAGATTACAATTACGTCAGGGTTAATTCCTCTGTGATTTGAGAAGGGAACTAGAAAAAACATTTAAACTTTTAAAGTTTTTCTAGTTAACGATAACTACAAGATTATAATATGCAAGTGTTTTGCATTAAAATGAAAAAAATTGTAATTTATTTAGAACAATTTCAAGCACTTGCATATTAGAATCTTTCCGCTAATCAATTCCTTCTTTAAATCACAGAGGAATATAACATGACAGAAATTCTAATAACATTCTCTAACAACGAAACAGTAATAATTCAAAAATATTCTTTGGTTAAAAAGGTCGTGAAATCTTATTTAGATAGAAACTTTTTAATCACAGGATTCAGATGCTCATCAGCTTCTGATTTTCTACGGCTTCAATCTAAAATTGAAGAAACTCAACCAACCTATAGAGGTAAATAACACATGAAAACATTAAATGATTTCATTGACACAAAAAGTGCAGACAAGTCTGCCGGTTTTAACGCTAACAAATTATCAGGCAGACCTTGCACTCGCAAGCAAGCTTATTGTGTAGCAAACTTCACATTGGAAAGTTTCATTTCCAAGGTTTTTAATTCTGATCCTCGTGAGAATGCATCAGATGCTCTCAAAAAATCTTTTGATAATCGAATCAAAGCTCGAATTTCTAAAGTTATTTTAGATGATAAGAAATTTGATTCTGATGCATGCCAACCATACTTCGAGGATAATTCTAAAGCTCTTCCTAAGAGAATTATGGTTAAAGTAACTAAATCTTTTAAGGAACATAATCAACAGAAAACTCCAGTTGATAATTTCCTTATGGAAGTTGAGACTAAATTATAAGATTTAGTTACTAAATTAAGCTCTCTTTAGAAATAAAGGGAGCTTTTTTTATGTTTATATTAGAGCAGATTCTTTTTAATAATTTTCTATGGAAAATTCTGGTGGGCAATGTAAATGAGTAAAACTCAGCTCTTTATATGACCATACCCATGCTTAAATTTAAATATATGAGTCAATAACGGCTTTTAAAAACCGCCTGAGTACTGAACGATTTGCCTGTTAGTAACCTGTTTTATTACTGTGGATAACTCTGTATAAGTTGTGGATAACTTATTTTTACTTACAATTTAGCCCTAATATTATTAAAGTTTTAGAAGTTTTAGAAGTTTAAAAACAACTACCACTAAATACTCAATCCCTAACATTTAACTTTCTTAAACTCCGTAGATTATACAGGCAATCCTAATATCGTGTCAAGTGTTTTCTCTATTTTATTATTTTAATTAGTGTCTTCGGCTATTGTTATTCGTGCGCGTAACCTGTTGCAAAAACCAAATTCCGTGGTAAAATTTCTGCACCCAGACCTTTCTGGGCTTAAATAAAATCTTTACCTAAGGAGGTAAACTATGGAAATACTTTTCTTTATTTTTATTGCAGTCTTTATTATAATGTGCCGTAAGATATCAAGCCTTACTTTACAGAAAGAACTGTTAGAGCTTGAGGTTCAGATATTACAAAGTCATCCTTTTACAACGACATTAGGAGAGTCTAATGAATAATCAACATTGTTGCCTTTATCATACACCTCGCAATCAACTAACTGATGCACAAGCAGAGGTCAGGAGATTTTTAAGTTTCGAGACAGCTCAAAAATACTTATGGTCTTTTAAAGTAAAGTGTAAGAACAGAAGTCTTGCTTCTAAAGACAAAGTGTTTTTATTTGAGAATCGTTCTAAAAGCTTTTATGTCTTTAGAACTTGGTGTCATACATATGAAAAATACATTTGGAATGTTCAACCATTACCTAACAACTTTAAAAGGAGATACTACAATGGATAGTTCTAACTTTAGTCTTAAAGGTGGTCAAGGTTTTCAGATTACATTTGAAAATGGGTATACTGTATCTGTACAGTTTGGTGAGTATCACTACTGTTCAAATAGAAATCTTGGCTCTCCAACTTGTGAAGAAACTGTACATGATTGTGCTAATGCTGAAACAGCTATTTTTTATAAAGGTGATAAATTCCTTGAATATAAAGGCGGTGATGTTCAGAGTTATCAAAGTCCTAAAGAAGTTTTAGAAACTTTAAAATATGCAGAAAGTTTACCTAATCCTGAGTGTGTTGAAAAAGGATGTAATTGTTATGAAAAGGAGGAATAAATATGGATACATTTTAATCTTAAACGCGTGCGTAACCACTTGACAACAACTTTGGCTTTTGCCATAATATATGGGTCGGCACTTGCTGACTTTAATTTAACTTTTACCTAAAGAGGAGGGCTTATGGCTCACGTTACTTCAAAAAACTTTATTACTTATTCTGCTCGTGGCAGTAAAACTACAACTTCAATTAAAGATGCACCTTTATCAGTGCAAAACTTATGGTTTGCAGGTTCTAGAATTGGTGCAAGTATTATACGAGTTCGTTCTAGCAAAAACAGACAAGGTTACTCACAAGGTAACACTTTTCATGCTTACCACAAAGACAGAACTTCTGTATACATTCCTAAATCAGATCCTAAACCTAGTGATAGACTTAGTTTCAAAAAGACTGTTGGTCTTAATCAAACTAATCCTTCAATGCAGATTTTGGAGATGCCACTTAGTTGTGATATACAGCCTTGCTTTGATGCTGTTAGAGAAGCAGACGCAGGTAACAAACTGCATACTGCAATCTTCAGTTAATACTGAGGAGGAAATTTAAATAGGTGTGTTCTGGTAGTGCTAGCACAAACACTTAATGAGGACTAAACAAACGCCACCAAATCCTCGCCTATTTAATCAGTCTGCCTAACAATGTAATGTAGAGTTGTTAGGGTGACTATAAAAGCGCATCTACTGCAGGAGACGGACTGGGTAAACCACGGTATAAGATAGTCAAGCGGAGCCGTCAGAGGAAGTTGGTAGTTACTTCGTGACTAAAAAACTACTTTTTTAAAAGGGTTTCACATATAAATCTGACGACTAATGTGTGTAATCAAATAGTCTAGACAGTTAGCTACTGTGATAAACATTGTTCCCTTATCTTTTAATACACTAACAAAGGAGTACCTTATGAAAGGCTATCTTATTGATCCGTTCGATCAAACAATTAAACCAGTTACATTACAAAAAGACAATACACTAGGACAAATTTATGTTTTATGCCAGTGTGAGCGTATTGATGGAGTTTACAGTATAGATGGTCATACTATATTTGTAGATGATGAAGGTTTGTTTGTTGAAAACCAAAGATATTTTAAATACAATGGTCAATCTTTAGCAGGTAGAGCTTTAGTATTAGGAGCAACTGAAGAAGGTGATAGCTCTGATGCTGAAGAATGGGTTTTAGAACACTTACAACAATATGTTGAATGGAAACCTAAGGGCTTTTCACTTCAACCTCGTATGGACTTTATAGCTTGGGAGTAAACAAATGTTTAAATTATTATCAGCACCTGACAGCAATCCTAAAGTTGCTAAAGGTAATAATGAATTGAGTGAGTACATATCTACTATTATGCACTTGAGTCCTTCCTCAACTAAGATATGTCCGTTTCAAATTATAGCTAAGTGTAAAGGTCCTTGTCTTAATAACACTGGTATGGCTAAAGTATTTCCTAGCATACATAAAGCCAGAGAAAGAAAGACTGCTTTGTTTTTAAATGACAGACCACAGTTTATGGCACTATTAGTATTAGATATTATAAAGTTTATAGGTTACTGTACACGAAGAGGTAAAAAGCCTGCTATTAGATTGAACGGAACATCAGATATACAATGGGAAACTATTGAGGTTGAGTGTGGTCAAAACATATTTCAAATGTTTCCAGAAGTACAATTCTACGACTACACGAAGATACCTAATCGTAAAGTATCACACATACCTAACTATCATCTAACTTGGTCATACTCAGAAGCCAACAAGAAGTATGCAGATTACTTTGACAGTATTAAATACAATGTAGCAGTTGTATTCAAAGAAGGATTACCTAAGACTTTCAAAGGTTTACGTGTCATTGATGGTGATAAGACAGACATGAGATTCCTTGACGGCAATAAGCGTGTCGTGGTAGGATTGAAAGCTAAAGGTGATGCTAAGACAGACACCAGTGGATTTGTAATTAATTGGAGAACAGCATGACATTTGAAGACGCAGCAAAGATTGTACACCCTGACCAGTTTGATTCTTGGTGGAAGGGTATTGACAAAGACAAAGACTATCAAAAAGAAACAGACAAAACTTTAGAGGAGAAGACTGATGGAAAGAGTATACGAAGCGACATTTAAAGTAGTTGTAGCAGTAACTGCAGAGTCAGAACAACAGGCAAAAGATATTGCTTGTTTAGATGTAACTAGAGGAGTGTTTAACGAAGACGCAGAGTTTGATAGAGCAGAGTTTGTAACGATAGAAGAATACACAGGTGAAGTACCTTATAGTTATAAAAGTATGGTAGACAAGCCACAAGCTAAAGATGATAAAGCAATGTCACTAATAGACTAAGGAGATAGACATGATAAATAAAAGTGATTTACTAAAAGTGTTTTATGCTTTCACAGAAGATAACGCTGAGTTAGTATTTAACTATGAAGATAAACATGGTAACGAAACAACAGATAGAAGATTTAAACCTTTTAAGATAGAGTATGCAGGAGATTATCCAGAAGAAGTTGATGAAGTATTGCTTACAGGACTTTCTCAAGAGGTTGATTCTAAAACAGGTTTTAGATATGAAACCAAAAAGTTTTACTTATATAAAATGTCTTGCATTAGAATATACAAACAGGTACGAACTCAAGAAATGTTAGAACTTTGGAGATAACTATGAATATATTTTACTTTTATGATTGTCCTGTTAAATCAGCACAAGCACAACCTGACAAGATGCTAGTGAAGATGCCACTGGAAACAGCACAGATGTTATGTACAGCACACAGAGAATTAGATGGTGACGAGTATGCAGATGAGG